TTATGCTGATGAAGATATTGGTTTAGTTGGTTATGATGGTGTTATGGTGTTTGATGATAAATATGAAGTTATTCGGCGGGAAGAAGCAAGAGAGGACTTTTATGTTGGTGAGTTTAAGATAATTAAAAAGTTAGGAGGTTGATATGTGTTTAGTTTCAATTTATGAGAAATTTCCTAAAGGTAGATCTGGAGAAGGTTATAAGACTTTTAGGGTAGACTCATCAGGAAATCTTTATGGTTTTTTTGTTTATTCCTGGAGTGCTGGTTGTATGCTTGTTAGTAGTAACCCTTTTATTAGTCATGAAAAAAGACCAAAAGGAGTGTGGTTATTGGCTAATACTGATTTTAAAATTAAATGTAGGGGTTCTTCGGATTTTTATTTTTCAGGATGGCATATTTACAAAAGGAAGAAGGATGCTGAGGTTGCAGATTTTGTTGAGTTATCAAGAGGTGATGTAAAATGTGTGAAAGTGAAGTATCGAAAGGCTAGGGTAGTTGGTGGTAATTACTGTGATGCAGAAGTAATTGTGGCAGATGAAATTTTTATTCCGAAGGAAGTCGAGGAGGCAGGGAAATGAAGAAAGAATATGTTTTATATGAGGATGGTGCAGAGAAAGAAACTGTGGAGTTTTCTAAAATGGGAGGTATTGACCTTATTTTTTTAAGGATCTGGAATAAAGAGGATCAGTGTTTGGATAAGGAATATTCGATTTTTTATGAAGGGTTAATTGATGTTTTAATTCTTGCAGCAAAGGAATTTGGGTCAAAGAAGCTTTTAGATAGGTTTAGTCATGAATGGGATAAGTTTTTTGAATAAAGAAGGGAGGGAAAATGAAGACAAAGGTTATTAAGCAAAGTGGTCTGACTTCAGATTGTTGGTTGGTTCAGTTTTGGGGGATATCTGCATGTCAAGATTGTCCTATGCGCGGGACAGATGAGTGTGGAGGTAAGAACATTTTAAGAAAAATAGAGGCAGGTACTTTTCCTGTTGGAGGTTTAAAAGATGAAAGAGAAAAATAAAGGGCATAATATGTTGGTGGCAGAAGTTACTGAAATAAAGAAAGGGTTTAAGAAACATTTTGGGGTACATAACTCTTTTTTTAGTATGGTGACTTTGGCTTGTGGTGTTTATGATTTTGATTTATTGGGGTTTGAAAGTTGGCTTTCTTCCGCGAAGGGTTATGAGATGAAGGAGGGAAGAAGTTTGCATGATTATATATTGGAAGTTTTTGGGAAGGAGGCTTGTGATTTCATTAAAGAAATGATTAATTATTCATATGATGTAATGAATGGAAAAAGAAAGCGTTTAGGAGGAGAAAGATGACGGAAAGTACATATGGTATTAATTATTTAAGGATACCTAAACATATGAGATATGGGATGCGGTTATATGTAGAGAGAGGGGTTCGTCCTGGAGGGTTTTTAACTGCTGTGTTGAAGAATGATCTTGTAGGGGCTATAACGAGGGCAGATGAAGTGAATCAGGCACATATTCATGATTGGGTTATGTTTGTTCTTAATGAGTTACCTATAGGTTGTTGGGGTTCGGAGGAAAAGGTAGAGCTTTGGTGCAAGGCTGGGGGAGCTGGAAAAATGTTTGGGGTTGAGAAGTTTAAGGAATGAAGAGTGGAAAAAAGTTTAAGGACTCTGAGATGGAAAGAGAGAAAGAATGAAATTTTGGGGTCTGAGCAAAGGAGGGATTGAAAATGGCAGAAAAGTTTATGTTTGGTATACTGGAAGTCTTTTGTGGGGTATCCATAGTTATAAGCATACAAGAAGGTAGACTTTTTTGGTTACTGGTATTCACCTTATGTTTTATGTGGGCAGGAGCAGAGCTTTTAAATATGGATTGGGGGAAGAAATGAGATTTTATGGATTACCTGCAAAGAGGGGGTTACAGGGTTTACTTTCTTTGGTCAAGTATATGGTAGAGGTATTCTTTTATACAAATATATCTAGGTTTACTATAGCATGGTATAGAGTAATGGTTTAGCATACAAGGTATGTGGTTATATATAAAGGGGAGGTAGTAGGTAGAGGTAGGTTATATAGTGGTAGGTAGTGTAGAGGGGGGTAGTTATAGTGGTTATTAAGTTACACCAGTTTTTAATTTAGAATGGTTCTAAGCTGGTGTAAAGAATGGGGATGGTTGTAGGATAACTGGGGTAGAAGTTAAGGGGGTTGGTGGGGAGGCAGGCTGGGTATGCATAAACTCAACCTTATCAACAACTTACATGCACTGGTAGGTTACCAATTCGCTTCTGGATGTGGTTAGTTTAACCCTAGGTGTGTATGGAGGTAGGTTACACGACATGTGGTAGGTTACCAAGGTAGGTTACCCAAGATACGGTAGGTTACTGAAGAAAAAACCACCATTTTCTCACTGGATATCGAGGAGGTAGGTTACATGGTGGGAGGTAGGTTAACAAAGGGGGTTGGAGGTATGAATTTTCACTGGATATTTTAACCATTTTGAGAAATGGTTATGGTTTCTCGCGGCATAGAGGTCGGAAATAGGGTTGGATGGGTAGGTTGTTTTTTCTTTTAATATAGAGGTTGCAGACGTGGGTAGGTTGGCTGGTAGGTAGATTGGTTTCGGGTGGCAAAAGGGGCGGAAATAGGGTTTGGCAGGTCGGGGCTTATTTAGAATTATTTTTAATTTAGAATAATTATTAATTTAGAAGTTATTTACCCGATCGATTTACTCGGATTAATTTGGCACAATTCTTGCATATGCAAAATTCATGCCATATTTTTAGAATAAACAAAAAAAGCATAATTTAAGCAATTAAACTCAAATTATGCTTTTTTGTCTTTTTAACCAAAACAATAATTATCTTTAGTAGTCATTAAGAATATCTCTTATGTAGTAGTACTTTTGCAATCGCATGCATAACAGAGTTTTTTGTCTATCGAGTTCTTTTTCTTTTTCATTCAAAAGAGTTCGTAATTCATTAACTTCTTTTTCTAGAGAATTGACCTGTTTCAAGACATTAATTGTTTCGATTAATTCTTTGTTAGTCTGTTTCATGATATATGCTCCTGTTTTTTGTTTATGTTGTTAATGGAGTCTATGACATGTGAAGCTATAGATTGAATTTTATCTTTTCATTTTGTGAAGATAATTCTGTACTGAAAGAATTATTCGAATCACTGCAATAAAAAGATAATCCATAACTCCAATAAATCCTAGCAATAACACCATAAGCAAAAAAGGTATTATTGACATTATTCTGTTTTGGCGTTCCTGTAAAGTACAATATGCTTGCTATTCAGAAATTTGTCTAGCAAGCTTTTGTCCATCACTGCCTGCATACCTGTTTCTTTTTCTAGTCTTTTAAGAGAAGTAGCCCCAACACTCCAATTTCTAGTTTTACCTTGTACAAAAAACAAGTGTTTTCCTTTGCCTCTATAATCTGCTATAACCTTATCTTTATAGCTTTTTATATCGGCTAGCCGTAATTCACCAAGTTCTTTAATATCCTTGACTATTGTGTCAAAGCTAGCTCCACTAGCTCCAGCAATAGAGTTAAGAGATATACTCTCTTCATTTTTGTTATTTTGTTTTTGTGTCATTTTGTCTATCCTTTTTAGTTTTGTCATAGACTCCATGAACAACATAAACGAGATAAGAGTCAATGCAATGCAACTGTTTAAGAGACTCTATTTGTCAATGAACATTTAAGTACTTATAACCTATAAGCACTATATTCATAATAAGTTTTTTGTGTAGTTTTGTCAAGTATGTTAGTATTATTTTTTGCTTGTATCTTTTTTATTATCAATAGCTTGGAAGAGAAAAGAAAAAAGTTTAAAGTTTTTATTTGACTAGCTTATCAATTCGTGTAAGTTATTGATTTTAAACAAGTTAACTTGTCCTGTTAACTTCTTTATTATCAATGATTTACGTATAATTTTTATAACAGTGTTTTTTTGTGTGTTCAGATATTGAACAGTGTAAGTGTTTTATAATCAATAACTTACATTAAATTAATTTGGCACAACTCTTGCATATAGCAAGATTCATGCCAGTTCACCCGCCCCAGGCAAAACGCAAAAAAGATTGACAATTTTGCATGTGTTATCTAGGTACCATAGGGGCAACACCCGGCACCCTGAAATTTTCAGATTTTCCATCGAGGTGGAAATAGTTATGCATTTACCTGGAGGAAGATACTTATTGCAAAAAGCCACTGAGAGGGGTACATATAGAGAGGAGAAAAAGAGAGCCGGTGAAAAAATTTGAAAGGTATATAGCGGTTGATTTAGACAGGACTATACTGGAGTTTGATTGGGAAGAATTTCAGAAAGGGGGGTTTTATTATTTTGGAGAGCCGAAGCCTGGTGCGGTTGAAGGTCTTAAAGAATTAAGGAGAAGGGGTTTCCGGGTTATAATTTATTCCTGTCGTTTTTCTCCTGCTGCGTATGAAGGCTGCAAGGAGACGCTTGAAGGTGCTTTAGAAAGGGTGAAGCGGGTCTTCAAGAAGTATGGTATTATTTATGATTCGATTTGGTTAGGGAGAGGCAAGCCGCTGGCAGACTATTACATAGATGATCGTGCTATACAGTTTACGACTTGGGAGGAAGTATTATTAAAAGTTAAAGAGGAGTGATATTATGAATACATCTGTGAGGCAAAAGAAAGCTTATTGGGATAAATTTTTAAAGGGTTGTGAATCCCAGTGGAAATGTGGGGGAGAGCGTTATGCATTATCAGAAGACAAGGAATTCACTGATCTGATTACTGAGGCTCTTGATGGGGGGAGCAGCCATGATAAAGCCAACTGGATTATGGGGAACATTATAAAGTACACAGGGGAGATTGTGAATGCAAAGAGAGCTGGGGGAAAGCCGCAGGAGGTTAATTATTTTAAGATCGCGGTTTACAGTTTTATTGCTTGGTTAAAGCAGATAGACGCTGGGTTTTCAGAAAAGGATCCTGGTGAGGAGTTTTAAATGAAGATAACAAAGGCATGGATTAAAAAATGGGAGCCTTGTGACGAGGCTGTAAAGTGGATTGAAGAACAGGGGACAAAAGATGTATTTGAGTTAATTGACAGGCTTCGCAAGTCTGAGGTTAGGGATAAATATGATTGGTTGTGTTGGGCTATTCCGAGACTCATTAAAACAAAGAGAGACAGGGTCAGATTTGCTGCATATTGTGTTGAGTTTATTGCATTACCTATAATCGAGGATGGATGTTATCGAAAGGCAACAAAAGACACTAGGGATGCCATTCAATATGCTGTAAGGTCTGTTGTCGAGTTGATTGAGGCTACTTATGTTGCTGAAATAGGAGTTACTAGGGCTGTCGTTAGGGTTGTTGCTTGGGCTGTTTCGGCTGTTACTAAGGCTGGCAAGTATGTTGATGGAAGAAGAGACCTAATCATAGATTATGGAATTAAGTTATTAAAGGAGCAATCTAGTGACAAATAAACCAAAAGAACAGGAACGAAAAATGCTGGAAAGGTGGATTACAAAATTGGAATGGATGATTGTTAATTACAATTTATTAAAAAAAAGCACAGGAGAACCAATGCCTCATATTGATTATGATATCAAATCCCTTAAATACTGCATCAAAGTGCTAAAGGAAAAACTTGGGGGGAAGAAGCAATCCAACAAAGGAGGCAAGAAATGAATATGTACCCGACGAAGGAGCAACTAGAGAGGATACACGAGATTGACAAACTAGAGCTTCCGATAAAGGAAAAAGTCCCTAAAATGCTGTCTCATCTCAAATCTATATGGCATTATGATAATTTTTTTGTTGACAATGGAAAAGATGGTTTTGAGCTTCATACGGGTGGGTGGTCTGGTAATGAGGATATTATATCAGAATTAAGAAAAACGATGTTTTGGATTCTTTTTTGGCAAAGGACAGAAAGGGGAGGGCATTATTATTTTGATTACCAGGCTGTGGGGAGTTATGTTGTTGTGTGGTCAAAAAAAGTAGATAGTAAGGAGGAATCCAATGAAAAATGAATCAAAAGAGATTATAGTTATTTGGGAAGAAGATGATTTAAGGATGATTGCAGAAAAAGAAGGTCAATTTATTGCGGTGAAAGAACAAAGATTACGAGGCATTGTAGAATGGAGAACGTTTAAAATTACCAGTGAGTTACCTTTGGATGCCCATCAAAAGATAGTGAAAGCTTGGGGGAAGGAGGAATCCAATGAAAAATGAATCAAAAGAGATTGTGCTAGAAGAAGGCGAAAAATATAAAAGAGTGGCAAGGAAGCCAGAGCAATCTGAGCCTGAATGTGTTATTATCAACAGCCTTGAGAAGAATTTAAATGGCGAATGGATTGAAGATACAGATGAGGCATTGTATATCGAATTTTCTGATATCACCAAGATTTACAAAGCCTGGGGAGAAAAATCAAAAGGGGACATATTTGTTGAACATATCCAAAGTCATTTAAAACCAGGGCAAGAAGTTATTTGTAAAATTTGCAATAAGACCGTTGGTGAGATTTACCAAGAATTGAAAAGCGAGAAGGAGCAAGCCAACAAAGGAGGCAAAGGATGAGATTAAAGTTTGAAAATATGTGGAAAGGGAACTCATTAAAAGCCGGCGGGGTTTTTCCCATTAACATCATTGAGATTTATTTTGATATTAATCCAGGTTATAAGTACTTTCATTTAGTCATTTTAAATTTCGTTTTTTCAGTGGATTTTATGAAAAGAGGTAAGAAATGAGCTATCTTATTGATAAGGTTAAAATCAAGGAAGTAGAAGAAATATATGAATTTTTAGATGATATTTTAGAAACTTCAAACACCACTTCCTTGCCAATAAAAACAAGAAGAAAAGTAATAGCTTTGAATATAGAACAAATTAAGGAGCGTTTAAGATGCTTAGAAAATTTATTGATAAAATTAAACGAAAGGAGATGAAAAATGAGTGATTACACTTACTATCCAGAGGATAGGGTTCCTTTTACAGAGAATCCGCCTAAATGTCCTAAGTGCGGTGGAAAAACACGACGAACATACCAGATTGGTGGGGGGGTGTTTAGTCCTTATCGTGATTCTGACTGGTCAGGGGTCGAGTTTCTAAACGTATATTGCCAAGACTGCACCTACAGATTTCCGCAGTATGTTAAAACTCCCAAGAAGGAGATGAAAATGACTAAACAAATCGAATTAAAACCTTGCCCATTTTGTGGCAGTCGTAAGCAGAAATTATTTAATTTTTTCTTGGAACCACAAATCGAACCGATTCAAATTCGTTGTGAATATTGTGGAGCTCTTGGTCCGAAAGCACATACAAGTCAGGGTGCTAAAGAGGCATGGAATGAAAGGGTAAGGGGCAAGAAATGACTAAACAAAGAAGTAAAGAGGAAATAGTAAGTGGTTTTTTACAAACAACTTCCTGTAGAACAAACACTGCCGATATGGCATTGATTTTACGATGGGGTTTTGAATTTATCATAGAAGTCCTTTGTGATATTCGGGATAACTTTAAGGAGAAATCGAATGAAAATAACAAAAGTATGGGGAAAAAGGAGTGATGAATGAAAAGAAGAAAGAAAAAAGAAAAAAAGGAGAGACTTAAAAAGTGGATGATGGAGAAAAGGATGTGGAATAAAGCACATCCTGAGGAAGTACAAGAGAGGAGAGAAGTTCATCGAAAGCAGAGGTTATTAAAAGAAAAAGAGAGGACAAAACGGAGGTTAAATAAGATTTTTAAAGAAGGGCGGAGGCAGTTGCGGAGAGACTATAAAAAGGGCAGAATTGGAGGAAAGCCGGCGTTGAGAAGGGCTGAGGAGAGCTTGAGGAAGAAGATTTTTGGGAAGGAGAAAAGTTAAAATGGTTTTAATACTTATAACGGCTGTAAATGGGGTTTTAATGATTGAGAAGGAGCGGGAAGAGCCTTCTAGGAGGCAAATTTTTAAATTTGAAACTGATTTAAAGGAGCCGGATATTGAAGGTAGGAAAGAGTTCTTGTGGGAGCTTATGGAGCTGTTTGATTTTAATGGAAGTAGATATTCTCGTACACGTTTAAGAGTTGTAGAATGTGTTGGAGATAAATATCAATTACGTGAAGGGGAAGAATTAGAAGAAGAAACGATTTACCGAGTAAAGAAGAAGGAAGAGGAATAAATGGTGGGAATTTCCTCTATTTTTAAGGTTTGGGTTGAAGTTTATATTAATAGTAATGTTCTTCTACCTAATGTTTTGAGTTTGTTCGTTAGAAAGCGATTCAGGGCGTTTTTTATATTTTACCCATTTAATAGTTTTGGTGGGGGTGTGGTAAACACCAAAAAATCCATGGAATCCTTTATTGATTAAAGATCTTAGGTAAGCTTTATCGCCAGGGGAGGGGTTTGGATTTCTAAAATGGTTATGTATTATAAGAATAATATCTTCAATTTTGGAATTTTTTTGTTTAAGAGTTTGTATGAGGTTTTCTAATGGAAGGCGAACAGTTGAGTCGAGGTGGTTTGAGAAATAAAAAACATCTCCTTTTTTGGTAATTATTATGACGGTTTCAAATGGATTTTTAAAGGGTTCTGCATATAAATTAAGCCAGGAGGAATAGAGTACCTGTTGCATAGCTGGGCACCAGGAGATGACCAGAAGTTTGATAACCAGAAAACCAATAATTTTTTTAAGCATCGGAGTTCAATTTTAAACATTTTTTACTCCCTCTTTGCTCTATTTTTATAATACGTTTTTGTGATTAAATTTTCAATAAAAAAATAAAAATTTGCAAAAATTAAAAAATTAAGGTATTAATAAGTAGAGAAGTAATGGAGAATTTTAAATGCAAGCCCTGCCTATAGGTGAAATTTCTAAATTAATATCTCAAATTTTAAGCATTTTAAAACCAGAAGTTTCTGAAAAATTAATTAATGCTTTAGGGGAGATAGGAAAAGATGATAAGAAAGAAAAACAGAAGTTTATGGAAGCTCTACGGTCCGGTGATGCTGATACTATTAATCAGCTTATTAATCGGAAGTTGTCGGGAGTCTAGGGTAGTCTTGGTGCCTGTGGGAGAAGTTAAGGTTTTTGGAAAGATGGAGAATGGTCATTGGGAAGTAAGTGAGGGTTTTGTTCAAAAGTTTTATTGGATACAACTTGAAAATGAAAATTTAAAAGAGAAGCTGGCTATTTATGAGAGACTGTATAAAAAATAAGTTAAGGAGAAGATCTTATGGCTGGTGCTCATTGGACTTTTGAAGAAAAGAAATTTGTTCTTTCTTTAAATGAGAAGGGGTTGCATCCTAAGGATATTATGAAAGAGCATAACAAGAATAAAAAATTTCCTCCTAGGACAATAGAGGGAATAAATAAATTTTTAAATAAAAATGGAATTTCTTATATGGGAAGGGTGCCGGTAGAGAAGAAGCGGTTATTGGAAAAGGAGGAGAAGCTTCCTGTGAAAAGGCGGGTTGAAAGAGACCGCACAATTCAAGATTTAAAGGATAAGTTAAAGTTGTTATCTGATAAGTATACTGCAATAACTAGAGAGCTCTCTTTAGAAGAGCGTTTGGTTAATACTATAAAGGAAGAAGTAAAGGCACTTCCTAGTGTTGAATTGAAGTGGGTACCAGATAAGCAGCGGGTAAAGACGGAAGAGACTGCGGTTTTGTTATTAAGCGACCTTCATACTGGAGAGATTGTAGACAGAGAAGCCATGATTGGTTTGGGTGAGTATGACTTTTTGATTATGAATAAGAGGTTGAGATATCTTGCACATGCGGTTCATAATTTGAGAGTTAACTACTTAAATAATCAGGAAATCCCTAGGCTGATTATTTTCTGTCTTGGGGATATGGTAAGTGGTCTGATTCATCAAGAGCTAATTGAAAATTCTGAGGATGTGATTTTTCAGACTTTGAATGGTTCTTTTGTGACAGCCCAAATGATCCTGGAATTGTCTCAGGTGTTTCCTGAAGTAGAGGTTTATGGAGTAGTTGGTAATCATGGAAGGTTGACAAAAAAGAAACCTTCAAAAAGACCACACGTGAATTGGGATTATGTCTTCTATCAATTCATGGGTACTTTTCTAGCAGTTAATAATAGAATTAAATGTAGTTTTCCTAAGTCTTTCTTTTTGACTAAGAAGATATATAATTGGTTATTCTTAAATCTTCATGGAGATAATATCAGAAGCTGGGCGGGTGTACCTTGGTATGGAATTCAGAGAAAGACAGCTCAATTGCGGGAGGTTGTAGGGAGAAAGGATCAGATTCTGAACTATGTTAACCTTGGTCATTTTCATAATACAGGAGAGCTAGATCAGGTTAATGGAGAAATCCTTTTAAATGGTAGTGTTATTGGTGGAACAGAATATGCATTCAGTAAACTATTTACTTATGATAGACCGACTCAGTTATTTTATGGAGTGCATCCGACAAAGGGAGTGACTTGGAGGTATCCAATTCGATTAGATTTTATTGATAAAGAAGTAAAACCTTATCTTTATAATAAAGAGCTTAGTGGTCATGCTTATATGAAACAATTAATAGAAGAAATGAAAGGATGAGAGATGAAAAAATATCAGATTATTTATGCGGATCCTCCATGGTATGAAAGAGGGGGAGGTCGTATAAAGAGAGGAGCCGATAGGCATTATTCTTTGATGAAGACAGAGGATATTATTAAATTGCCAGTAGCAAAGATTGCCGATGATAATTGTCATTTGTATTTGTGGGTTACTAATAATTTTCTGCCAGATGGTTTAAAAGTTATGAAAGCCTGGGGTTTTGATTATAAGACTATAATTACGTGGGTGAAGGATAGAATAGGCTTAGGTCAATATTTTAGGGGGCAGACTGAGCATTGTTTATTTGGTGTTCGAGGTATGCTCCCTTACAAAGTAGTGGATGGTAAAAGACAACAGGGAAGGACTGCTATTTTAGCTCCGAGGGGGTCGCGGCATTCAGAGAAGCCTCTTATGCTTATTCATTTTATTAATAAAGTATCTGATAGAGAGGGTTTTAATAAAATAGAGCTTTTTGCTAGAGAGAGGCGGTATGGTTGGGATGTTTGGGGGGATGAAGTTGAAAGTGATCTTGATTTGGAGGCTATAAGATGAATAAGAGAGATGTGTTTATGGGTATTTTGGTTGTTTTGTTTTTTCTTTTAATTTTTGCTTCATTGTTATGTTTTTACTTTGTTAGCCATAGGTTAGAAGGGTTGGAGGAAAAAAACAATAACCTGGTAACTAAAATAGAATCTTTTAAAGAAGTTAGTGATGATATAATGCTTTATCAGGTTATAGAGGATATTTGGTTTTCTAAAGCCGGAGAATATTTGTCTCATCAAGAAATCAGGGATTTATCAGTTAAGACCTATAAATATCATAAGGAATATGGATCCTCAGGGACAACATATCCTCTTGGTTTAGATTATTGGAAAATTTTTTCTGTTATTGAGGTTGAGAGTGGTTTTAATCCTATGGCTGAGAGTTATGTGGGGGCTATTGGTTTAATGCAGGTTATGCCTTTGACTGCTACTGGGGTTCTTGAGAAGAATTTTAATATGCCGGGTTTGTCTAGAGAGGAGGTTATTTCTTATTTAAAAGACCCTGTTATGAATTTTATGATTGGGGTTAATTGTTTAATTACGTTACAGAGGCGTTTTATAGCTTTTGGTGTTGCTTCAAAAGATGATTGGAAGTTGGCATTGAGTCGTTATAATTGGGGTACTCGTGCGGTTTCTAGTTTGATGGAAGCTTATGATAAGGGAACACCAAAGGCTAGTTTGAGGTATGCGTTATCGGTGGAAAAAAAGTATGGTGAATTTAAGAAGTAAAGGAGAGTTGTTAAATGAAGAAGCTTCCAAGATTTATTATACAGGAGCCAGAAACCACTGGAGTTTTGAAAATGAGAATGCGTGAAAGTGTTTTTTATTTAAGAACTTGGGTGGATTTAAAAAATTATAGCTGTGAGAATGTGGGCATTGTTCTAGGAAAAAAAGTTAAAATTGCTGGTGGTTTTTTTGTTAATATTTCTTACAAAAATCCTTTAATTTTAATAACGAAGCAGAAGAATTTATGGAAGACTTCGAGATTAGTTTTTCATGAATTTAGTCATTACTTAAATTGGTTATTATTTAAAAAAATAGCTCCGGGTTGGAGTAGAACCCTTGACAGATTAATTGATAATTATTTAAAATGAATGAAAGGAGAAAAAAATGAATATTAGTCGAAAAACAATAGCAACTGTGGTTGCATTGTTAGGAGCGGTTATTACGTATTTTGATAAGCAGTTTGGTCTTTCTATTGACCCGACCGCAGTAATTGCAGGGATTTCTTCACTTTTGGTCTATGTTTTATTAGAGGCTAAGTTAGATTTAGCGACTTTAAAAAAGCAGGCTAATAAATTTGGAGATCCTAAATTTTGGTTAGGTCTTGTTTCAGCACTCCTTGTTGTCGCAAATGAATCTTTTGAATTAAATCTTCCTGTAGAGTCTCTTATTGCGGTTTTGACTTTAATTATGGGTATTCTTTTTAAGGTTGAGTTTAATAAATCTTAAATTATGAAGAAGGAAGAGAAACGAGTTTTTTATAGGTATTGTTGGTATTGTGGTAAAAGGTTAGTTACTTGTAATCCTTATCAAAGAGTACATAAGCGCTGTAGAGCCGGTTGGTATAGCAAGGGGAAAGGCGAACATAGGGTTTCTACTCATTTGGTTGGTTATGAAAGACGCAAGAAAGCCCATGAGTAATACAATAAAACGTGTTATATTTTTTCAGAAGTTTGCTCTTTTTACAGTTATGGCACAGGTGTTGGGGATTAGGTTCATAATAACCACCTTCCATCGTACAAAGGAACAGCAGGTCGCGAGATATGCCCAGGGACGTACAGAACCGGGGAGAATAGTAACAAATTGTGATGGGGTGGTGAGGCGGTCTTTTCATCAAGATTGGCTTGCTATTGATTTAGCTATAGTGAAAGATGGTGCTTGTGTTTGGGAACGTACTTCGGATTACGAGAGCCTTGGTTCTCTTTGGAAGAAAATATTTAAAGGGACTTGGGGTGGAGATTGGGAATTAAATGATATTTTTCATTTTCAATATAAATAAGGAGAGAGAACATGAATGAATCAGAATCAAATTCCGGTTTAACTAAGTATGGTTATGGAGATCCTTCTAAGGCAAGGTTAATTATTTGTTTGAAAGAGCCAAAGGAAAATCCAGAAACTGGGACACCTATGGTTTTGTATGCAGATGGGTATCGATATTTTAGGAGGAGGTCTGATGAAGAATATATAGGTCCCTGGTGGGTCCAGTTTTATCTTAGTCCTGATAATTCTAAAATAGATGTTCCTGCCGAAAATATTGCTTTTATTAAAGAACGTTAGTGGTCAATTAGGTTGAGAGGATTTTTACTGCCTAAATTTTGAAAAAAATTTAATTTGATGTAACTTGTTTTAAATAAGAGACTTATGAGAAGATTTAATTTTAGTCTTTCCTTGATTTTGATTTTTAAAGAGACTAGAATTATAGGCGAACCACTAAATTTTAAAGGAGACACAAATTGATTAATTATGCTGGTCTTTACACAAATTTGAAACCGATTGCGGTTGGAGTTGTTTCGAGATCGGTTTCCGGCGTGGATTTATTTGAGATAAGAGAAATAGCACACGATATAACTTCAGATTTTCTTTTATGCAGTAAAAGTTTTAAGTCTACTTTTGATAAACGAAAAGGAAGTCTGGAGGCATTTTTTTCCAGCTATGTAAGAAAAAAATGTTATAGTATTCGTGAAAAGCTTTCAAAGGAAAGGAGAACTGTTGTGGGAATATCAGAAGGCATTAAAAATGAAAAAACTGTAAAGGATTCTTTTGTAGATTGGGAAGAAATGATGAGTCAGATCTGTTGTTATAAAGAAATTCTATCTGGTCAGATTGCATATAATATTGATTTAGGAATCCTTTTAGGAAAACTTCTTTTTTGTGTTCTTGAAGAGGGCAGAGTAATAAATTCGAAAATAGCTAAAGAATTGGGGGTTTCAAGAGAGAGTGTTCGGTTGGCTTTAAAGGCGATGCGGCAGAAGCTTTCATTGTACCGGTAGGAGATTTTTATGGTAGATACAAAGCAAGTTTCAAAACGAGAGGCACTTATTGAGTTTTTACGCAAAGTGGATATGATTAATAGGACTCAGTTTAATGCTGTGAGTGCGTTTTTGGATAAAGTAGATCAAGATCATTATTATTGGTTTAAATTGTGGTATTCAAGGTCTGAGCATTTTTCAGAGGAAGAGTTGAATTTATGTTCTTTTATGAGGAATACTAAATTTGTAAAAGTTTGGGATAGTTTTGCTGCTCCTTTCGACCCAAAATTATTTTTTAGTTGGATTGTTTTATATAAGTTTCATGGAGTTTCTGAGTGACTTATAAGCAATTTATTAATTATTGGAATTCGTCTATTCGGCAGAATGTTTATATGATTGAGGGAGAGAATTCGTTAGCGGTACAAGACTGTTTATATTTGATTCAGGAAAAGTATAAACGAAAGGGTATTAAGTTAAACCGGGCAGTTTTCTTTTTAGATGAGATTGCGTGGTATTTTATAGCATCTAAGAGCGGAGTCTATAATCTTCGAATTATTCATTGGGGAGAAGCCGGGTATGATCGAGAAGAAACAAAAAGGATGATCAATAAATGTAAGGAATTGCCTTATATTTTTATTTTTGTTTCTAATCAGAGTAAAGAGTTTAAGAAGCTGTATATGGATAATTATAAGAAAGACAAGAAAATTTGTTTTCTTGATTGTAGTCCGAAGCCAGGGACTTTTGAAGCATTGAAAGATTTTATAGAAAAAAGGGCGAAGATAGGAGAAATAGATCTGACTTCTGATGCAGTTGCTTATTTAGCCACAGAATTTTCGTATGAGCTAGTTTTATCGACTTTTAAGATGTTGACTCCCATAAATTGTAAAACATTCACGAGAGAGGCGCTTATGCGTTTAGATTTGTCTGGAGCAGACCAAGAATTATTTCTTGTAGATTATTTTTTACAGCATGGAAAGCATAGGTTATTGAATCGTTATTATAAGTATTTGAGAAGTATTGCTGTTAGAAGATTTTTAAAGATTTTGTTAGCGCGGCTTTTATTATTTATTGAGATCCGGAGTCAGAAAAGTGAAAAGGAAAAGAAAAATTTAGCAGAGTTGGGTTTAAAGTCATTATATACATATCAAAGGTTGAAAAAGCAAGCCGAGCTTTATGATTTACAAAGTCTTTACCGGAAAGCAAGTTTAGTTATTCGTTTATTAAATTATTCACAATTTCAAGACGTAATTTATTTTTTGATACTTTTTTGGTGAATTTTTGCATTTTTTATTTTAGAGCGGTATATATAAAGAGCTTTAGGAGCTGAATTTATAATTTAAAGATATAAGGAAGAAGGTATCTAAAGGAGTAAGGAATGCTTATTATATTAGAAATTGTGGCATTAATTGCTACCGGAATCGGAGCATTATTAATAGCACGCAAGAAAAGAGTTGGGTGGTTAGTATTTCTTATTGGTAGTCCTGCTTGGATTTCTCTATACATCATGAAAGGGTTATATCTTATTCTTTTAGCACAGATTTATTTTATTATTATAAATATTATTGGTTGGGTTAACTGGAGTAAAGGCTCTAAGTGAGGTGAGACAATGGTTACAGTCACCAAAGACAAAAATGAATTTAAGAAGAGGTTAAAAGATTTAAGGATGGGGGAGGTGCTTAAATTCGAATACATAAAAGGGGTAGTTGCAGAAGTAAGTATGGTTCCAAATGGGTATCTTATCACAACACCATTTTGGGAAGTTGTTTCTCCGACTGCTGAACTGGTTTTGACTAATCTTGTTTTTTATCATTAAGGTATAAAGAGCGAGTCACAGCCAATAAGAAACCCAGATACTGGAAGCGAGTCACAGCCAACAAGAAACCTAGATCATGGAAGCGAGCCAGGATAAACGAGAAACCCATTGCATGAGAGTGAGCCAATACAGTCGAGAAGCCCATGACTTGAAAGCGAGTCAAAAAGGCGAAGAAAACCAAAAAATTTATTTAAAGGAGTGATCAATGAGCAAAGAAGGATTAAAAGAGAGTTACATTAAGACGAAAGGAAAAATTTGTGCATTATGTGGGTTACCTATTGAGGGAGAGTATTCTCTTATTGATACGGATAGGGTTAATCCGAAGGCAAATGGAGGGGGTTATGATGCTAAAAACTACAGAATTGCTCATCCTATTTGTCACATGAAGAGGCATGGGACTTTTAGAAAGCGGGAAGAAGAGTTTGAGAATTTAAAAGCATTAGTTGATGACCGGAAGCAGGTTATGAAGACTTACATGAAAATTAATAACCAGCTATTGGCTTATCAGAGAAAGACTGATATTTTAAATGAACAGACGGTTACTTTTTTAGAAGAAGAGAGGCAGCGGGTTAAGAAAGTTTTAGATGACCGGGATAAGAAGTTGAAGAGGGCTGTTAGGGAGTATGCGGAGCTGGACTCCTTAGCCAAGTCTGCACTTCAGGTTAAAGGTGTTGGTGAAGTGACTGTTGCTTATTGTTTAGTTTATATTGATCTTGAGAAGGCGCGGCATGCTTCGAGTTTATGGAAATATGCTGGGTTACATACTTCAAGTCATGAGAGGTTTACGAAGGGGAAATCCAGTGGAGGCAACAAGAATTTGAGGACTATTCTTTACACAATGGCTGACAGCCAGGTGAAGTCTAAGGGAGCTTACAGGGGTGTTTATGACAGAGCGAAGGCGAAGAAAGAGAGGAGTGTTGCATTAGTTAAGAGCAGGAATACAAAGGGGCAGTTAATTGAGTGTTCCTGGAAAGATGTAAAGCCAAGCCATCGCCATGGGCATGGTTTACGTATTGTGATGAAGAATTTTCTTGCTGACTGGTGGTGGGTTGGGAGGACTTTAAAGGGGCTGCCTACAGATTCTTTATATGCAGAGAGTGTTTTGAAGTCTGGTCACAAGACTATTGAGCCGAAGAAGCGAGGATGGATTTACTAAGCCAAGAGAGGAAAGGTATCCATGTTACCTAAGCGAGCCAAGTTTCAAAAGAAACCCATGACCGGTAAGCGAGCCAAGAGGGAAAAGAAGTCCACGACCTCTAAGCGAGCCATGAAAACCAAGACGACCACTAACTGTAAGCGAGTCATGAGAATCAAGGAACCCAAGTGATCAAAGCGAAAATTTATTTAAAGGAGTGCGAAATGGGTGAAGTTTTTAAATTTCCGGTTATCCGGGATTTAGAGAAGCTTAAAAGAATTGTTGATCAGTTGATGAAGAAAAAAGTGCTGTACAGTCTGGATATTGAAACTGATTCTTTAAGCCGCAGTAGCGGGCGGATCGTCGGAGCAAGCATCTGTACGTCAAAAGATGGGGCTTTTTATGTGCCTTTTAGGCATCAGCATGATCAGCCTTTTGATGGAGTAGAGGCTATGAGGGTGCTGAGAGGTTTATTTACAGATTATCCATTTATTGCATTCAATGCTCAATTTGAGCTTAGTTTTTTGGAAGAGACTGAGGGTATAGTCCACAATTGTGAAGTATATGATCCTATGATAATGAGTTATGTTATAGGTCGTTATCGTGGGTTATCCCTTAAAGAGGTAGCGGAAGTTGAAAGGTTACCATTTAAAGTTGGTAGTTTTAAAGAGTTCATGCAGGAGGAAGGTTTAAATCCGAGGAAAGCCACAATCGGGGCTTTACCTACTGATAAGGTGGCTGATTATTGTGGGAGGGATGCCTTAGCGTGTTATCTTCTTTACAAAAAGTTAAAGCCTTTAGTTGAGAAGAGCTTGATTTATAAAATAGAGAGTCGTTTGATGCCGGTTGTTTACAAGATGATAAAGAATGGTGTTTTAATTGACAAGGTTTATTTTAAAAAGGAGCAGGAGAGGTTAGATTTGGAGCTTTCTGCTCTTCATAAATCCATTGAAGCTCAGGTGTCTGTTGAGGCTGGGGAGGAGGTTTCTTTTAATGTAGCCAGCACACAGCAGTTGGGAGAGGTTTTGTTTAATGTTTTGGGTTATCCTTGTGATGGGTATACTAAGACAGGAAGACCTAAAGTGGATAAAAAATCGTTGAACAAGATGAAGTGGAAGTATCCGATTGTTCGTGATATTATTGCTTTCAAAGAGATAAGTAAAAGAGCTACTACCTATTATAATAAATATCTGGGTTATGTTGAAGATGATGGACGTATCCATGCTTCTTATAATCAAACTGGGGTTCCTACTGGTCGGTTTAGTTGTTCTTCTCCGAATTTACAGAATATACCAAGAAAAGAAAAATGGAAATTGAAAGATGGGAAAGAGATTGAAATAAATACGAGAGAAGGTTTTATAGCTCCGGAGGGGAGCTTTTTAGTGGAGTTTGATTATTCTCAGATCGAAGCAAGGGTAGCGGCTGCTGTGACGGGGGAGCCTGCTTTGGTGAACACTTTTCAAAAAGGTGAAGATTATCATACAAAAACAGCTTCTTTAGTGTTTGAGATCCCTTTAGACAAGGTGACGAAGAAGCAGAGGTACCTGGGAAAGAAGTTGAATTTTGCTTTAAGTTATGGGATGGGAGCAAATGCTCTTTTTCATGAGCTGCGTGAAGAGATGGATATTTCATTTAAACAAGCTCAGATGTTCAGGAGAAAATACATTGAGGCGTACAGGTTGATGTTTGATGGGGCTTCAAAGATTGCGAAAGAGGGTCGACCGCGGGGGAGGGTTGAAACAATTTTTGGTAGATATATTTCTGTATGGGATTGGGAAAAGAGAGAAGACGCTGATAGGATGGCTTATAATGCGGTGATTCAGGGAACCTCGGCAGATATTCTCAAAATGAAGATGTTGAAAATGGATAAAGTATTTAAAGACAAAGTAAAGTTGATAATGACTACACATGACTCTTTGACTTATGAGGTTCCTGAGGAAATTAATATATCTGGATTTATAAAGGAGGCTGAGAAGGTTTTAAAGTTTATCTTAAAGGAGGAAGATGGTTTTAGGGCTAGAATTGAAATTCCTGTGAATACAAGTGTTGGTTATCGTTGGGGGAGCATGAAAGAGCTTAAAGATTATAATGGAGATGTTGAGAAGCTTTTAAAGGAGCTTTCTGGTGATGAAAAAGAGGAGCCGGGAGAGAGGATTTTTGTATTAGATTTGCCTGAGCATCTTTTAGCGACCATGAATAAAAGTGTGCTGGAGGAGTTGAAAGCATACATTAAGAGCAAGCCTGGGGTGAATGGGCTTATTTTAAAATTGGGGGAAGAGGAGCGGAGGCTTCCTGTTAAAACTTCTATAGATATGAAGGACAGGGATAAATTGATGTTAATGACAGGAGGTAATTTTTATGAGTACTTCTAAGGTTTTTGTAATTGCCGGAGAAAAATCAAAGCGGACAGAGGCTGAATTTAAGGCTAGAGATACCGTTTTAGGTTATGTAACTGGGAGAAGTTTATTTGCAAAGGTACTTGAGCGAGTAGGCGCCTTGGGGGGTCCGGAGTGTGGTATTTATATTCATTATGTTCCTCCTATGCATTTTACTCCGGTAAAGGGTAAGGTTAATGTATTATTTACTATGTGGGAGTCGCATCATATGCCGGAAGATATGATGGAATATATAATGCCTGCTGATTTTGTAATCGTGCCTTCGGAGAATAGTCGGAGGGCAATAAAGTGGGGTGGTTACCCCAAAACGATTTACACATGCAGGCTTGGCATAGATGTGGAGTCCTTTCCTTTTATTGAACGGGAGAGGACTCCCGAAAAATTTCAATTTTTATGGGTCGGAGCCCCTGGTTTTCGAAAAGGTTATGATTTAATGTTAAAAGCTTGGTTGCAGACTTTCGTTGAAAAGGGTATTAATAATGTAGAGTTAATTATAAAATCAACAGTAAGGAGTGGTAATGAATATGAGAGAGACCTCCCAAAGTTTCAAGCTAAGATTGATGTTCGAAAGTTAAGTAGAGAGGAGCTTTGTAAATTGTATCATAAATCTCATGTTTTTTTATTTCCGAGTCGTGGTGAAGGTCAGGGATTGCCTCCGTTGGAGGCTATGTCTACTGGGTTGCCTGTGCTAGGTCCAGCTTGGAGCGGGATGAAAGATTATATGGATAAAAGGCATTCATATCCTATTAAGTACAACCTTGTTGATATGGATTATGGTTGTATGACTAGGATGGCAGATATTGATATAGAAGATGCTGGTATGGTTATGATGAAAGTGTATAAAAATTATCCTCAGGCTTTATCAAAGGGGCGGAAAGCCTCGAAATTTGTAAGAGAGCATTTTTCTTTAGATAGTATGGGAGAGCGGGCTTTAGAGATCATTGATAAAATTGAAAGGAGGATTCAGTGAAAAAGTTTTATTTTGTGGTGGGTGGAGAGTCGACTGGAACTAAACTGACGACTGAAATATTAATTCATGGTGGTTGTAAAGGAGATGCTGGGGATGTTCAGTTGTTAGATGATGTTATTTTGAATGGAGATCGTTTAATTAATAATTCATCTTATGTATGGCGAAGAAGTGTTCCTCATGCGAACAAGTGGTGGGATTTAAGTGGGCTTTATCGAAAATTTCAAGAGGCTGGAGGTTTTCAAGAAGATGAAGGTATGTTTGTGGTGACAACTAGAAATTTTCCGGCTACTGCAAGGAGTCAGGTGGAGCGTAGGCATGTTAATACGCTTGAGGATAGTTATTGTAATTTGAGGCGTGCTTATAGTGTTATTTTTAAATACATAGAAAATGTAAAGCAGGCTGGTTTTGTTATAGTGTCATTTGATTTATTAGTGGCTTCTCCTCATTTATATTTGCCTTTGCTTTATGATGATTTGGGGATTTCATTGAGTAAAGAGAAGGTGGAGGAGATGGCTCATAAAGTTAAAAAAGATGTAAATGAATCCCGGATGATAAATGAATTAAATGTTAGAGGTTTAGTATAATGATAAAAAACAAGCCAAAAGTACCTAAAACAAAATTAAAAATGAAGACCAAGCCGGTACATTATGACATAACAGAAATGATTACGAGATATTTGGCTATAATTAATATGGAGAAGATTACTAAAGATAGGGGTTTTAAAGAGGAGCATATGTTTTTTAATGGGTTGAAGCGGGGTTATATTGATTGGTTAGAGGCTTTGCAGATTACGGATGAGCAGTTTGAGCGGGTTCAGCAGACCGTAAATAAGGAAAGGGTAGTTAAATTTGTTGAGGATATGTTTGGGGCTGTGATGGAAGGGCGGCAGAAAGCACAAAGGAGAATAATACTTCCGGGAGAAGTAAATATTAAACGAGCTATTAATGAGATAGACGAAGCTTGGAGGAGGAAGTTCCATGAAAAATAAAATGAAGCCAAGTGTGGGTGTGTTTGTGAAGGATGAAGCAGATGTACAGTTTGTAAAATCTGTAATAGATAGTTATGATTTTAATGTGCATTTGAGTTTTCATGCGAGAAATGATTTGGATTTGGCTCCGAGTTTGATAGGAGATTATGAGGATAACATAACATCTATTCATTTGCCTAATGGATTAGGAGCACTTGATTTTCGACCTGATGGGGTGGTTACTAATTTAAGCGAAATGTTTAATGTGGATTTATTTGTTATTCATCCTTGGATATATGAGATGGATGAAGTTGTGGAAACCGTTGTTAATAATGGATTGTATACTTTATGCTTAGAGAACTTTCCTGCAAAAAGTAGAAAAAGAAATTCATT